GAACCAACCAATCTACTTCTTCTGCATATTTTTTTCTTGCTAATTTCTTTTTATTTTCTTCTGAATGTTCAAGAAGTAAACAATTTATCTTAAGAGAACTCAAAAGATTCTTATCCATTAGTTTTTTTGTTGTAGTGACATTATGTACCTTACCAAACAACCCTTCTAAAACTAATTTATGAGTTAGAGTTCCATCAAGAGTACCAGTGGTTCCTATTTTGAATGGACAATTTTTAAGTTTTGATAAAATACCAGTCAATGATTTTGATTTATATAAGTGACATTCGTCTCCAAATACCACGTTAAATTGATCAAAATAAGATGTTGGGAGTTTGTATATACTTTGCCATGTTGAAATTATTATTCTTTTATTTGTTTCATTCGACTGACCGCCGTATATGTTGTGTATGTGTTTATCACAATTCCATTTGTTGTTGCTTGAATAATCTTTAAAATCACTATGCATTTGAGAAACAAGAGATACGGTTGGAACTATGAGAAGTATTTTTTTGTCTTTGGGGATATAATCAAGAAGATATCTTGTAAGAATATAAAGTATTAAACTTTTTCCACTTCCTGTAGGAGAAAGAAGAAGAACTCTTTCCATGTTCAGACCGTATAGAATGGCTTCTAATTGATGATCGTGTGGGTATATGGATTCACCATGAGCGGATAAATTTAAATCCTTTGCTAAAGTTTTCACACATTCCAAATCACATTTTATTTTTGGTTCTGGTATTTTATTTTCGTATGTGTATTTTCTGTCTTTGGCAAATTGTATAATATAATCTAAAAGACCTTTATAGATTTCTTTTTTATAATAGTTGTAAAGTTTAATTTTACCATCCCATAGTTTATTTCTATAAGCAGGAACAAATTTATGACCAGGAACAGTAAAAGTAAAAAAATCTGATAATTCTTTACAGATAGAAGGATCAGCTAAGACTTTAATATACACAGAATCAAATGGTTCTATTATTAGATCTGCCATCAAATCACACCACTAATGAATTTTCTCCAAGCAATTGCATCTCGTATGTGAAATTGCCTATTCATAATCATTTTTATTATAGACTCGAGATATGATATTTTTTCTTTTTGAAAAAATATTTTTTCATTTAAAGATTTAAGTTCTTCATCTGAATTTAAATAAATTGGAATATCTTGTTTTAACAATTTAAGATCAAATTGTTCCCAACCTTGTTTTTGTAAATCTTCTTCACTCATTTTTCCGTTATAATATTCCCATTTTAATCTATAAAGTGTATCATATTTAAATTGATAATTTTGTAATTTTAGTTTTTCATCTGTAAGAAAATTCAAATATTTTGAATGTATTTGTGGTATTTTTAAAGATTCTGTGTCAAGTTGATCTTCTTTAAATTCCAGATCTGCTTGAATCATTTTTTTCAATTCATTAAAATTCATAAATTAAAATTCCTTTACATGACGTATAGAATACCCACTGAATTCAAATCGTATAGATGCTTTAGCTGGTTGTATATCTTCTACTGAACTTGAAAATTGTATTCCTGATAAAGATACAGGAAAACAATTTGTAAAAGTTATATAAAAAAATGGATTAGATGCATTAGTCATTAATATTAAAGTGGCATCTGAATATCTTTCTTTTTCTGATAACGATCTTTCAAAATCTTTTTCAGGTGTTAATCCTTGCATCCAATACCTAACTTCTTTCCAATTTTCCATATCTTCATTGACCAAAAAAGTCAAATCTAAATTTTCATATTGTATTTTATTAGATGGCCTCATTATAGGAGTAGAAAATGGAGCAGGTTGGACTAATGGTGTAACTGTTAATCCTGGAAAATATACTTGTTGACAAAAATAAACCATCTTTGGGGTTCGATGCAACACAAATCTAAATTCATTTAATTGTAAATAATTTTGATTTTTTGGTTGTCTTCTTATTGCATTTATATCTAGATTTTTTAGATGTTCGTACATATAAAACCCTCCTACTGTATATAGGAAAGAAAAAGAGGGGAGATTGCTCTCCCCTCTTTTCGTATGCTAACTTTACTACTTAGACTCAGCCAGTACCACCATATGATGCATCGTTACCGTGTAGGTTGTCAACACGGAAGATACGGTAGTATTGATTCCTACGGCGAGTAAGATCTTGTGCGTCTGGGGTGGCATTGTCACTCTTGAGGACGAATGGATTGCTTACCATACCGTAACGAGTCTTGAACCCGATCTTGGGTTGGAAGGTTCCGGTATCAACTGCACGGACCATTTGTAGCGGAACGTATGGGCAGTAGAATATACCTGCGTCATATGGGCTTGTTCCCTTATAACCAACACAGACATAGTTAACTGGAGTATAACTTTGAATGTGGGTTGGGACAGAATAAGGATCAATGTAAACCTTTACTCTACCACCACTCATTGTGCCAGCAAAGGTATTTGCATTGACATCAGTGTTAAGACCACCACTGTAGGTGATTGCAGAGAAGTCAAGAATACCAGCCATTGAAAGAGCAGAAGCAACGTCAGGGCTTACAACGATGAAGTTGCCTTTGCCACGACGAGTTTCAGCACCAATGGTGTTGCATTCTCGCTCGATTTGGAATACTAGACCACGGAACTTCTCAGCACTCCAACGACCGTCAGAGTCAAGTTCAAGGTCGTATACACCACCGCCAGCCGAACCGTTTAGACCGTTAGTGCCTTGTTTGCCATTAAGGTCTGCTTGTTGTGCTCCAAGTTTTGCAACTTCATAGATGGTACGAACTAGTTCGCGATTGATTTCAAACATAATTTCAGTTGAAAGAATGTTTGCTAGTTCGGTTTCTGCATCAAGACCGTGAACTGCTTTGAGGTCTTGTGCGAGTTCAGTTGTGTATTCTGCCTTTAGTGCTCGAGTTTTTGCAGAAACTGCAGTCTTCTCGATTGAGAAGGTCATTTCATTGAAAGGATTACCGTCAGCACCAAGACGTTCTGCTGTGGTTGTTGGTAGTGCTCTACCAGGACCATAAGAACCTGATGAGGTATCGTTAGCGAAAATATCTCCACCGTTACCAGCAGCACCAGCAGCACCACCATAACTGGTGTCTGCTTCGTTGAATAGTGCTTCGTCGCCTTCTCTGCGGCCTTCTCCGTCAGTATCTGAAGAATCAGTTACTGCTTTGCCACCAGCAATACCATAACGGCTCTTCATTGCGAAGATTAGACCTGTTGGACCATTCATGGGTTGAACGCCAGCAAGATCGTAAGCCATTAGATTTGGCATTGCACGACGAACTAGAGAAATCATGATTGGATCGAATGAATCGATACCTGTTGTTGAACCACCGGAGAAAGGAACACCAAGGTTAGTACCAAGTACACCTTGAAGGGACTCACCGGCTTCTCGAAGGAAGCGTTCTTCATTCTCAAGAAGAACAGTGGTGACGTGCTTACGGTAGTTGTCTTCGATTGTTGGGAGTGCCTTATGGTTGATAATTGGCTCCCATTTTCTGCGTGTGCTTTCAGTTAGCATACTTCTGTTCTCGTCCATTTTGTTACTCTCCTTGTATTTAAACTTTTTATTATTTATATTTTTAATAATTTAGAGTATTAAAAATTAACCTTTTAAGGTTCTCTCGATTGTCTCATAATAATTTTTGATAGTTGAAGGAAGTTCTACTTCTTCTTCTACTGGTTCTTCTGCATCAAGAACTGCTGATTCGAATAATTTTTCTTCTTTTGTTTTCTTTAAAACAGAAGGAGTTTTATTTGATTTTTGATAATTCTCAACTAAAGAATGAATTTTTCCTCTATAATCATCAACAGATTCAAAACGGATATTTTCGGCAATTTCTGCAATCTTTTCTACTGAATTATCAGAAAGATGAGCAGTTTCTTCTGCAAAGATTGCATTTGCTTTTAGTGATTTGTTTTCACGAATAAGAGCAGAATTTGTATCCATTTCTTCATTGATTCTGTTTTCTAGATTCTCAATTGCTTCTGTTAATTCGTCAAAAATATCTGTTTTTTCTTGTGGAACTTCAATATATGATTGTTCGAAAAGTGTCTTTAGATTTTCAATGAAGTTTTCAGCAATTTCAGTGCGAACACCGTTTTCTACTGCTAATTCGTTTTCCTTCATCCACTCTTCTACGACATAATCCATATAATGATCAATTTGTCGAACAAGTGCTTCTGTGATATGTACAATTTTTTCTTCAAAAACTTTTTCAAATTCTTCATGAAGAGCACTTGAAATTTTCTTAATTTTACCAACAACAGCAGCTTCATATAAGCTAGTTGCCTTTTCAACAAATTCTTCTGAAAGATCTTCTTGTCCTTCAAACATCATGCGAACATCTTTTTGTAGTTCTTCTTGCATTCCAGCACCTCCTACGAATCCACCAGGAGAGGCTAGGCCAATGGTTTGTTGTGGAATACCAGAAAGATCTTTAGTCATAAGTACATCGCCTTTTCCTAACGCATCCTTCACAGTTCCACCATGAGCATCCATTGCTACTCCTGTACCTTCTGTTCCTGATGATGCAGAAGGAGTTGAACCTGCAAAAGACGGTTTGGTTTGAAGAGTAGAAGCAGCAGAAGTCATACCGGCTTCGGGCTGGGCTTCTGGTTGACTCATGTTTTCGTCGTTTTCATAATCAGCGTCTTCGTCTTCTTCTTCCTCTTCTTCTTCCTCTTCTCCCTCGTACTCGTCCTCTTCGCCCTCTTCTTCTTGGGCATCATATTCTTCTTGTTCTTCTTCTTCTTCTTCTTCTGGTTTGTTTTGTTCTGCTAAAACTTCTTCAGAATTGAAGAGTCTGTCTAATATTTCTTCTGCTAGTTTTCTTGAGTCCATTTTGAGAAATCTCCTACTTTGTATAACATGTTATAATTTATTTATATTTTTGATAATTTAGAGAGAAAGTT